CAGTGTTATTTTATTTTTAGGATGCCTGTCGCAAATTTCTACCTTTTAGAGAATCTCCCAAGAACGAACCCTACAACCATAGCTCCTCCTACAGCCAGTGCAAGGTAAAAGAGATACAAACTTAGTGGCATTATTCGCCTCCTCTTACAAATTTCTCACTTTTTCAGAATCTGCTAAGTGCCCTCGCTAGTAAGAGTGGTATTGAATAGGGACATATATCTTCGCAACTTGCCAATCTCTATGTAAGCTAAACCTATCTCATTTAGCTTGAACTCCTCATAGCCGACCAATTTACCATTAAGGTATGTTGGCATAGCCATCATCTTAGGTCTGCTTGACAATATCCAGGCTAACCTTGCCAACTGCTTGCTCAACCACTTTTTCACTACATATCACCTCCTTTCTCGCAAATTTCTCACTCCTGCAAAATCTCCCTAGGCAACTTGCTTCTTCCTTTGAGAGATTCCTCCAAGAATGCAACCTCAAAGTCCTTGTCAGTTATGACGGCAGCTATGACAATAAGCAGTTCCTCCTCTGGTAGGGCTTCTCTTAATAATCTAATCTGCTCAAGCTTGCCAAGCAGCTTGGTAATCTTTGGTCTATGGAGGAGAGCTTTAGCATAAGCCTTCTGCAGTCCAATCCTTTTTACATCCAGGCTGAGAATCCGAGTGCTCTCCAAGTCAAGCGGCTGCCAGATAGCAGCCCAGCAGTATACACAGCGCCAGATGCTCCCAGCCAGATTCTTATAGTAATGCCTTCTGGTAGGGCTGTGCTCACAGTAGGGCTCAGGGTAGTTTATCTCCAACTCTCTGGTGCTCCTCCTACTAGCTCTATCTCTTCCTTAAGCCTATTCAGCATCTCGCCAAGGTGAATGAGCTTATCCACGCTCGTCCCATCATTCTTGCTCATCTCTATCTTTATCCTCTGCACTATAGCAGCTCTCCTTGCCATAATCTTCACTCTGGCACCTCTCATCTCATCTGGCACCTTTGGTTTCCTCATACCTCTAGTTTCTACTACTGGTGGCAGCCTCTCCAACTTCTGTATAGCCTGGTCTATCCAGCATTGAGGGTGCCAATAGAACTTAGTAACCCACTTCATGGCAGTTCCCTCTCTGTTCCTCCAGAGCTTACCAACTACCATAAACTGCCCCTTCTCTATATACTCTGGGCAGTGCCTGCACTTGGCTCTCCTCTTACAGCGAGTTATCCAGATGTCCATTAGCTCCCCAAATATCTCTCTATAGTCCTAACAGTCCTGCCAAGCTTCTTAGCTATATCCTCTTTTGACACTCCTAGTTTCCTTAATGCTTTTGATACCTTAACATTCCTGAGCCTCGTAGCCGAATAGCCACTTATATTCTCAAACACTACACAATAGTCATAGGGGCAGCTATTAACGCAGAAGTCTATCCCTTCCTGACTTTCTGGGTTTTCTATCCCAGCGTTGACCATAGCTTGACAGCGCTTGTCCACTTCTCCATCCTCAATTACAGTATAACACATAGCTCTACAAGTTGTCAAGCCATAGCAAACAGTAATATATAATCATATATGATTACTATAATGTTATAGTTATATTACATTATATAGGTTGACACCAACTCTAGGATATGGTAAAATATAACTAGGAGGGCTGTTCAGTATGTTGGAGCAAGGGAGCCCAGGTCAAGACAAGCTAGCACGCACTCCTGAGGAAAGTATTGCCCAGAGCATAGTTCACTATGACCGAGATGATGACAGGGCTCGTTATCTTGGTCTTCGTGCTTCTGGCTTTACTATTCGGGAAGCTCTGAAGCTCATTGGTAGAGCCCATAGCACCCTCTCTTTATGGCGCAAGAACGAGGAGTTTGTGAGCTTGGAGAAGCGCCTCCCAGAGTTCAAGCACGACCTTGCCTTAGAGTATGCCAATCTAGAATTCCTCCGCAACTTTCGCCTTGTCCTTGAGAAGGACTACAGAATCCTTAGGAAGAGTCTTGAGAAGGATGCAGTCCTGTCTGCTCAGGAGCAAGGTTACCTTATTAAGATGCGCTCTCAGTATACCCCTCAGCAACTCCAAATTGTAGAGACCCTTATAAATGCTGAGCTTAAGGGTGGAGGATTCAACTTTACTGAATTCATAGTTACTGCATCCAGGATAGAACAAAGAATAAAGCTGGAAACCAAGCGTGGAGGTAGTGATGACCTGTCCTCACTGCCAGAAACCAATGACTAGACTATATATTAACCTTATCACTAAGGAGGAGCTCTGGGGGTGCAGAACCTGCCCATACAGGGAGCGAGTAGATGCCAAGGCGACCAACAACTCCAAGAGTAAAAGCAGCAGCAAGGAAGAACATTCAGAAGGCTCAGGTTAGCCGTGTTAGGCGGCGTGAGCCTAGAAGTCTAGGTAGGGTAAAGCCCTTGAGGAGACTTAGACAAAGGAGGTAGAAGTGGCAAAGAAGTGGATTAAGGGAGCTATCAAAAGGCCTGGGGCGCTTAGAGCTGCAGCCAGAAGAGCAGGAGCACTCAAGAACGGTATTAGCAAGGCTTGGCTGAGAAGGAAGACTAAGGCTCCAGGAAGACTTGGGAGGCAGGCCAGGCTAGCTGTCACATTGGGCAAACTTCCTAGGCGAGGTAGGAGGGCTGCTCGCACCAGAAGGCGCAGATAGAGGTCAGGATGAACGAATCTGAAGCTATGCAATTATTACTGTCTGACAGAAGACTATTCATAGAAACCTTAATGCAGATTGAAGACAAGTCAAGGACACTTGTTCCCTTCCAGCTTAACTATATCCAGTCTGACATCTATGAGAAATCTACTGGAAGAGACATCTATGTGAAGCCTGCGCAGATTGGTGCAAGCTCTTTCTTCATCTGTGACTTCCTAATAGACTGCATCACTGTCCCAGGGACTACATCAGTCATTATATCCTATGACGAGTTCATTACTGGCAGGCTACTAAAGAAGGCTCAGGTATTCTATGATATCTTACTGGAACGAATACCATCTATTCCTAAAATGCACCACAAGTCAACTTATGAGAAGACTTTTCCCCAAGTGAACGGTAGCTTCTTTATCAGCTCAGCCAGGAGCTTCACTTCTGTCCGAGGTGAAACTATCCATAATCTCCTAGTTGATGAGTTTGGCTTCTGGCAGCCAGGTGATGCCGAGCGAGTCTTCGCTGCAGCTCTACAGCGAGTTCCTCTCCTCCCTAACACCAAGGTTAAGATAGTCTCCACTCCTAACGGAGAGGATACTGACTTCTACGAAGCCTTTATGGCTGCTGAGGAGGGCAAGGATATAGGTAAGTCAGTATTCACTTCTCACTTCTACCGCTGGTTTGACCACGAGGAATACATCCTACCCTGTGATAGCCTGTTTGCTCTTCCTGGAGACGACTCCCCTGAGCTTACCAACATTGCTCCAGAGGAAGAGACCTTGATGCGTAACTTTGGACTAACCTTTGACCAGATAAGATGGAGACGATTCAAGATAGCCGAGATGGAGAGTCTTAGACGAAGTGGAGAAACAAGACTCCTCTTCAAGCAGGAATATCCTGAGGATAAAGTAAGCTGCTTCCTAACAGCTGGTGATATGGTCTATGATAGCAATCTCATCAATGAGAGAGCTAAGGAATGTTACCCAGCTCCCTTTCATTATCTCTTTGCTGACATCTGGTATCAGCCCGAGGATGGAGTGAAGTACCTATTATCTATTGACCCAGGACTAGGGAAGACTAGTGAGTCTGTAGGTCAGGTATGGACTTTCACTGATATTGAGTTTAAGCATTGTGCTACTCTCTGTGGGCTCTACGATGAGCCTGATATGGCTGAGAAGTGCAAGGCCCTAGCCAGGTATTATAATAAGGCAGTAATCGCCCCAGAAGCCAATCTTAGCATTGTTCCGCATCTTACTGACTACCCTGACCTTTACTACCGCACTGACCCAATAACTGGCAAAGTTGGTAAAGACATCGGTTGGCTAACTACTAGAACAACTAAGCCCTATATGATAAAGGAGCTTAATGTCAACCTTGCTAAGATTAAGACTCATGATATTCGCTTTGTAAGTCAGCTACGAAATGTCAGGTGGATAGGAGCAGGGGCTAGGCAGCTTGCAGCCTCCCTCGGAGCAGATGACCACCACGATGCTGGCTGCATAGCGATAGTATGCAGAGACTCCTTACCAGTAGAGAGAGGATTAGTTGGAGTTTCGGGCTGGCCTGATAGCTGGGGGCGTTAAGGAGGAAGAAAAATGGCGATTAGTACTACAGTAACTCGCTGCAAGGAGCTTAAGCGCTTCTGGCAGCCTCGTAATGATGCCTTTAAGGGATGGTATAAGCTTATCAAGATGGAGGATGAGCTGAAGCAGGAGAATATGGAGTCTTTTGTAGGCAACGACCCTCGGTCAGCCTACAATCTACTACTTGGTGTTCTGAATCAGAAGATTCCTCATAGACTACCTCCAGGAGGTCTAGGTATGGAGCTCATCACTCCTGCTGCTACACTCTCAAACCTCTACGATACTGCCTGGAATGATATATTTGCCAGCTACAGAAAGCGAGGTAGGTACTTCCAGCGAGAGTTAATTGGCTTACTGTTAGCAACTGGTTGGTATTCAGTATTTGCCGCTATGACCATTGATGGCTCTAGATGTATAGCTGAGGTCTGGAATCCAGCTACAGTCTTTCCAGTTTGGGATGATGAGCTTGTAGAGTGTGCTCATGTCTTCACACTCGATAAGCTGGCTGCCAAGAGAATAATAGCTAGAAATAGCTGGAAAGTCCGAGACCCTACAAGTAATGTTACTATCTATGACCTCTGGAGGCTTGCTGGCACTAAGGTAACAAATGCTATCTCCCTTGACCAAACTGAGGTGAAGCCAGAAACTTGGGAGCCAAGGTTCAATCGCATTCCTATATTTGTCTCTCCAGTTGGGGGCTTACCAGATACTGGTGATATAATGACTGGCAGGACTAGTGACTGGAAGAAGGAGATAGGTCAGAGCTTCCTAGCCACTAACGAGAATATCTATAGATACTGGAATAAGTGGTGGACATTCCAGATGCAGCTTCTCAGAGATACAGCTCAGGCAAGAACCTATGAGAAGACTCGTGGCTCTGAGAAGATAGTCAAGCCTGAGCAGTGGTATAGGCGTGGCGCTCACTTCAAGATGGCGCCAGAAGATTCTATAGGCTTCATAACTCCTCCTGCTATTCCTGTGGAGCTTAGGTCTTCCCAGCTAGATATGGAAGCTATGATGCAGCGTGGAGGCCCTTCTTGGGCTATGTTTGGTGATGTGAAGCAAGCACTCAGTCAGTATGTTATGAGCCAGATAGCAGCTTCTATGAACCAGTCAATCCAGGCATTTCATCAGGGAGTTATAGATGTAATGACTGATATAGACAACTTCTTCCTAGATATGATAAAGTCTCAGGGCTACAAACCTTATGGCAAAGGTATCCCAGCGGAGTTACCAGATGATATAAGGATAATAGCTGACTATGAAATCCGCATACCTGGCGACTTTATCCAGCGACTTACAGCTGCCCGCATGGCTAATCCTAGCTTTGAACTTAGTGATACTAGAATTATGGAAGAGTTCTTCCCAGAGATTAAAAATCCTATTGAGGAGCAGTCAAAGGTGAGGGCAGG